CGCGTATTGGGAGCACGAGTACACCGTGCGTCAGGCCGCCGAAAAGTTCGGCGTGGAAAAGTTGCCGCCCGACATCGCGGCGGACATCGAGAAAAATCCACAGCGCTCGGTCAAGTTCTGCAAAGCTGTGTACCCGCGCCGCGACCGTGACCCAAAGAAGCGCGACGCCAAGAACATGCCGTTCGCGTCCTGCACGTTCATCGTCGGCAAGGACAGCACGATTGTCGAGGAAAGCGGCTACCGCACATTCCCGTTCGCGGTTGCCCGTGACGTCACCGCGCCGCGCGAGATCTATGCACGCGGTGCTGCCGAGCGATGCCTCGCGGATAACCTAACCTTGCAGGAGATGGCCAAGACCAGCCTGCGCTACGGCCAGCTTGTCACTGATCCGCCGTGGCTGGCGGTCGATGGCGACAGCCTTGACCCGTTCGCGGCCCGGCCCGGCGCGGTCAATTACGGTTATCTCGGGGCAGACGGGCAGCCGCGCGTCGCGCCGCTGCGTCCGCAGGGCGACCCCGGCTTCGGGCTGGAATTGCAGGACCAGCGCCGGCAGGCCATCAACAATGCGTTTCTCGTCAATCTGTTTCAGGTGCTCGTCGAGAACACGAAGCGCATGACGGCCACTGAGGTCATGCAGCTTGTGCAGGAGAAAGGTGCGCTGCTCGGGCCGCTCGGCGGGCGGCTGCGCACCGAGTTCCTGTCCGTCATCATCGAGCGTGAGATCGACATCCTGTTCAACGCGGGCGTCGTGTCGGTGAACGACATTCCCGCCGAACTGGTCGAGGCCGGCGGGGAGATCGACTTTGAATACGACAGCCCACTGACCCGCGCCATGCGCGCCGAGGAAGGCGTCGGCATCCTGCGCACCTTGGAGTTCGTCAGCCAGGCGGCCACACAGGTCGCGGCGGCGGATCAGGATCGCGCACGGCGGATCGTGCAGAAGGTCAACTACGAGCGGGCACTGGAACGCATCACGGAACTCAACGGCGCCCCGGCGGACATCATGTTCACCGACGACGAAGTGGCCGAGATGGAAGCCGGGCAGCAGCAGCAGGTGCAGGCGCAGCAGATGCTTCAGGCCGCGCCTGTCATCGCCGACACCGTGAAAACCTTGGCGGAAGCGAACAGCGTTGCCGGAAACCAAACCGCCGTGATATAGGACACAGCCATGAGCACCATCGACCCGACGATCCAGACGACAGATACCGGACTGATCCGCGTCACGTGGGCCGGTCTTGCGGCCGGCGACGACGGTGCACCGATCGACTATCCGGCCTACGCTGACCGCACCGTGCAGGTCAGCGGCGTGTTCAACGGCACGACGGTTGTGCTTGAGGGCTCGCTGCTCGATCCGCCAACCGCATGGGCCACGCTGACCGACCAGCTTGGCAGTGAAGTGTCCATGTCCGGCGCCGACATCAAGCTTGTGGCCGAGGCAACGACATTCATACGCCCGCGCGTTTTCGGCGGGATTGACGTCAACGTCAACGTTACGATGCTCCTGCGGAGGAAGTGATGACCGATATGTCGATCCGGGAGGCCCAAACGCAGGTCAAGAACCTGCTGACCACGTTTCGGGCGCTCAAGCATTTCGAGGCGATCATCGACACCGTGGCGTCTGCGGAGCAGCGCGTCGCCGATTTGGCGACCGTCGAGGCCGAAGCCCGCAAGCGCGTCGAGGAACTGGACGCGGCGATCACCGCGGCGCAGGAGAACTACGCCAAGCAGCTTTCGGATTTTTCGGCGCAGGCCAAGCAGATCGTCGAAGCTGCGCAGGAGCAGGCCAACCAGATGCGGGCCGACGCGGCGGCCGCGGTGAGCAACGCCAAAGTGGCGGCGGCCAAGGCCAGCAAGTCCGCCGAAAGTGCGCGAGAGGCCGAGGCCGAAGCCAGCGCGGCGGTTTCCGCGAAGCAACAGGAACTGGACGACCTTGAAGTCAAGATCGAACAGGCGAAGCAGACTATCCAGAAATTACTGACCGGCTGATAGGGACACGATATGTCAGCAACAAACGCCTTTGAGACAAGCCTGCTTCAGCATATTTTCCAGAATGCTGCTATCGCGAACATTGGCGACGTAACGGGGCTGCCAGCATCCGCTACCGCAGGTTCTTTGTTTGTGTCGCTTCATACGGCAGACCCCGGCGAGGCGGGCGCGCAGAATACCAGCGAGGTATCCTATACAGGCTACGCGCGCCAGGCAGTTGCCCGCTCTGGTTCTGGCTGGACAGTATCCGGCAACAATGCATCGAACGCGGCGGCTATTGCATTCGGGCCTTGCACTGCCGGCTCTGCCACGATCACTCACTTCGGCATTGGCACAGCGGCGTCTGGCGCTGGCAACTTGCTGTTCAAGGGCGCGTTGACCGCTTCGATTTCGGTTACGACAAGCTCGAACGCAACGCAGACCTTCGCCGTTGGGGCGCTCGATGTGGATGTGGATTAATCCGCAAACGGTTGAGGCATTCACGATCACCGAAGGAAACGCCTGATGTCCGATAATGTTGGCTATGATCCCGGCACCGGCGTAAAGGTTGCAAGCCGCGAAGTCACCTATTCGGGTGAGACCGCTCAGGCGCAATCCGTTGGCCTTGTCATGTTCTCTGGCGCGGATGACGCCAAAACCGCAACGGATGTTTCGACCGGATTCCCCCTTCCTGTCAGCGTGCAAAATGGTTCCGCCATCCTCACGAAAAACCCGATGTTCGAAGACCCCGGCGCGGTTGTTCGGCAGGCCCCGGCTGATATTTGGTCTGTAAGTTTTGCGGATAGCGGATCAGGTCTGCTCGCGCCGGAGCTTACACAGCGCCGCCTTGGGACCGGCATGGGCGTTAGCCAGTCGTCCAGCAACCTGCTTGTCACGACCGGCACAACGACCAACAGCGAGTTTCTTGCGCGCAGCCTCAAATCGTTCCGGGGGGCCTTTATCGCCCGGCACAAGACCATTCTTTCGCAGCGAATCGCCAACAACAACTTCGCCGTGATGATGGCGGATAGGGTGGGTGAGGGCCTGTCCTGCACCATCAACAGCGCCACCTCGATCAGCGTCACCAAAACGGCTCACGGCTTCACCGCCGCCAATGTCGGTCAATTCATGATGGTGGGCCATCAGCGGCGCGACGGGCGTTCCTGGCCGCTATGCGATTGCGTCCATTCCCAATGCCGACACGATCAATTTCACGGTTGCGGGCTGGCCAGCCTCAGGCTCCTGCACGGTGGATCTGTTCGGGTGGAATTACCTTTGGACGCAATACACCGGCACAACGGCGACGAGCGCCAACATTGACGCGCAGCGGCGCGGGTGGAACTCCGGCGTGACGGCGGCGACCATCAACACGACGGCCACCGCCGGCCATGTGATGAACACCTACGCCGATGGCCGGAATGTCAACTGGTCCGATACGCTGGTGGCGTCCGTCACAGGACCAACGGTCACAACCCGCGCGAGCCGCATCGAGAACCTGCCCGACGACGACGTCGAGCTTTACGTCTACCTCTGGGCATGGAACGGCACGACCGCCCCGGCCAGCACGACAACCTGGACTCTCGGCTTCGTCTCGGTGGAAGATTGCAGCAATGTGGTGAGCTATATTGGCGGTATCCGCCCGCTTGGCTCTGCCGCACCCTTGCCGGTTTCAGTTTTCGGAACGGTCACCACAAGCTTTACCCAGCCCGCTCTTGTGTCTGGCACTGCTGCGATCGGCGATGTTGGCGTGCAATATCGCGCGAGCGCATCCGGGGCAGCCTCTTTGGCCAACCTGAACTGCCCAGCAACTCCAGCGGCGCAGTCCGTCAAAGCTACGGGAGGCCGTTTGCTATCGATTGTGGCGACAAACAATAGTTCTTCGACAAGATGGATCAAGTTTTGGAACACGGCGTCCGCAAGCGTCACAGTCGGAACAACGTCTGCGATAGCTGAAATTGGCATCCCTCCAAACCAGACTATCAACATACAAAATGAAGGCGGCTTCAGTTTCGCATCCGCCATTACTTTGGCCGTCACGGGCGGGCAAGGGCTAACGAACAACACGGCTGTAACCCTAGGTGACGTGACAGGCGTCATCGCTTTCGCATGATGGAGATGAAAATGCAGAAACAGGTTCACATTCAAGAGGCTATTCGTGATCCCGATACCAACGATATCACGCACTTTAACCAAGCCCTTGGCGTGACGGATGATGATGGCATCACATGCGTCATCCCCAACGGTTACGTGCCGCTGATTGAAACAACTGCTGCCGAAGATATCACGGTCACACTCATCCCGCCTCAGACGCAGATCACCCCGGCGACTCTGGTGAGCCGGGTCAATGACGCCGAGGCCAACACCTCGACGCTCGTCTTCACCTTCCCCGAAGCCTGACGGAAACCTAGAGCACCGACATGTTCCTAACCCTGCTTTCAAAGAAGGCGGCGGGCGGGGCGCTTGTCGGTGCTTCAACTCTAACATTCACGCCGGCGGGCGCGCTGGCGGGAGACGGATCGCTTTCCGGCGCGCTAAACCTGTCGTTTGCTGCGACGGCAGGCCTTACCGGTTCTGGCGGGGCCGGAGCCAACATCGAAGGCGCAACGTCGCTTGCCTTCACGCCATCTGGTGGGGTAGTAGGTAATGGCCCGCTTATCGGCGCTTCTGCACTGGCGTTTGCCGTGGCGGCGGACCTCACCGGCTCCGGCAGTGCTGGAGCCCTTGAGGGGGCGTCAACCCTGCGGTTTCTGACCGGCCTGCTTTCCGGAAACGGCGGGCCGGCCGGGTCTGGTATCGTGCTGCTGTTTCGCCGGAGGCGCCGTTGAACATCCCGCCGAAGATCAAAGCCAAGGTCCGGCAGCAGGCGCTGCGCGCCATGTGCTGCGACAGCAAAGGCCAGCTCACGAAGAATGGCAAGGTTGTTCTTGCCTACCTTCGCGACTTCTGCGCGGCAGATGGCCGAGGTAACGCATTCCCCCGTGACGCCACGGGAGCACTTGACCCGCTCGGAATGGCCCGAGCGGCAGGGCGGCGAGAAGTCTACGACCTGCTCGTTCACATGCTGAACGTGAAGCTCGAAGATCGCCACAACCTTGAGGACGGACTGCAATGACTGAGAACGTACAGACTGCCCCGGTGGGGGACCAAGCGGCCCCAACGCCCGCCCCGGAGCCCACGCCGGCGCCGCCGGCTGGCGCTTCATGGCGCAGCAAGCTGCCCGGCGATCTGGCAGAGTGGGCGGACGCCAAAGGCTACAAGCCAGACCTGCCCGCCGAAGATGTCGCCACCATGGCGCTGCAGAGTTACAACAGCCTTGAAAAGCTGTTCGGCGCCGACAAGGCGGGCCGCACGGTCCAGCTTCCGAAGGATGAAAGTGATACGGCGGCGCTGGATGCAATCTTCGACCGCCTCGGCCGGCCGAAGGACGCCAACGGCTACGAGATCAAGATCGACGGCGCGGATGAAAAGTTCCTCGGCACGGCGAAGGGCTGGTTCCACAAAGCCGGCCTGCTGCCGAAGCAGGCGCAAATGGTCGCTGAACTGTATCGTGCCGCCGAACTCGACAGCGTGCGGAAGGTCCAGCAGGATCACGCAACCGAGATCGAAGGGCTTGAGCGCGAGTGGGGCCCGCAGTTCGAGCAGAAGGTCGAGGTCGGAAAGGCCGCAGCGAAAGCCGCAGGCATGCCCGAGGAGGACATCAAGGCCGCCGAGGCGGTTTGGGGTCCTGCCAAGGCGGCCAAGTATTTCGAGTTCTTCGGGCGGAACTACGTCGAGGCGCAGCCGCCCGGCGCAGAGAACCGCACGCAGACACCGGGCTTTGCGCAGCACACACCCGCGACCGCCAAGGCGAAGATGGATGCGCTCTACGGCGACCGGCTATTCATGGAGCGGTACAACAGCCCCGACCCGAAGGTTCGGGCCGTTGCGATGGCCGAGATGGATGCGCTCGCGAAACTTGCGGTCAACGCGAAGATGTGAGATACGGGAGGGGGCGCGATTGCTCCGACCAGCAAGCTCGTCGGTTTTGCTCCCTGTTCCTCAGCGCCGCCCCTCACCGGGCGGCGCTTTTTCGTTGCGTTGACAGTGTCGAAACGTCAGGTTACAAATCACGCAGCGTCGGGGTTGACGGGCCGCACAGGCACAAGCCCCACACCCGACCGACCCCGACATCATGTCGGCCCGGCTTGCCGGATAACCGCGAAACAGGAACCCACACTCGCGGAGATCCGCCATGTCTTTCACTGTGCAGCAGCACCACGTTCTGACGTTCTCGCGCAACGTCGAGCACCTTCTTCAGCAGTCCGGTATGCGCCTTCCTGCCTATGTTTCGCAGGGCTCGTACCAGGGCAAGGCCGCTTCGCCGGTCGAGCAGTTCGGCACCATCGGCCGCACGCGAAACCGCGCCCGCCACACGGATACGCCGCACTTCAACGTGCCCGGCAACCGTCGGTGGGTGTTCCCGAACAGCGTCACCACCTCGACCTTGATCGAGCAGCTTGACATTCAGCGCATGCTGATCGACCTGCGCTCGCCCTGCACCGAGGCCATCGCCAACTCCCTTGGGCGCGGCGTGGACGATGAAATCGGCACTTCGTTCTTCTCCGCGGCGTTCACGGGTGAGAACGGCACGATCAGCACGCCGTTCCTCGCGGCGCAGGAAGTCGGCGTCAACGTCGGCGGCGCGAACTCGGGGCTGAACGTTCCGAAGCTCCGCGCCGCGAAGCGCATCCTCATGGCGTCCGGTCTCGACCTGGCGCGCGAGCAGGCGTACATCGCGATCACGTCGGTCGAGCACGACAACCTGCTTGGCGAACTGCAGGTGACGAACATGGACTACAACGACCGCCCGACCCTTGTGGACGGCCGCGTCACGTCGTTCATGGGCTTCAACTTCGTCCACGTTGAGTGGCAGGCGGCGGAAGATGACGGCACCACGCCGGTCTACCCGCTGTCGGTCCCGACCATCATTCCGGGCGGCATCGCGTCCCTGACCCGCAACATTCCGTGTTGGGTGGCGAGCGGCGTGCATTACGCGCAGTGGCAGGGCGTGGACGTCCGTGTCGATACCCGGCCGGACAAGAACTACAACACGCAGATTTGGGGCGAGATGAACGTCGGCGCCACCCGCACGCAGGAAAAGAAGGTCGTGCGTATCGTCTGCAACAGCGCGTGATGAAGGGGCTCCGGCCCCTTCCGTCTCATCCAATCCAGATCAGGAGTAATCTCCATGCCGACTTTCTACTCGAACGAAATGCGTGGCGTCGCCGACGTCCCGCGCAACCTCGTGGGCAACGAGGCCCTTGGCGGGCGCGTGCGCGTCTTCCGGGCCACGATCCCGCTCGACGCACCGAACCTGAACTCGACCTCGGCCGGCACCGTAATCACGTCGGCCGACCCGGTGGTGCTGGCCCGTGTCCCGGCCGGCTACCGCTTTGCTGGCGGCGAGCTTGTGTCGTCGGTGTCGCTCGGTACGTCCACCGTCGCGATCGGTATCGCCGGCACGACCGGCAAGTATCGCGCTGCGGCGGTGTTCACTGCGGTAGACACGCCGACCAACTTCGGCACGGCGCTCCGGTTTGCGGACCCGCCGCTCGCCGCCGAGGAAGAGATTATCATGACCACCGCGACCGCTTCGCTTCCGACCACCGCCGGCGCGCGACTGGTCGTTGACCTTTACTTCGTCGGCCCGTAAATTCGGTTCCGACCGAATGTCTCGCGTTGCGCCGGGGCGGTCACGCCCCGGCGCATTTGCTTGAAGGGATGCCACGATGGCCGTGTCTCGAACCTCTGTCATCAATCTGGCGCTGCAATCCATTGCGGCGAACGGCATCGCCGACCCCGACGAGGACACCGAGAGCGCGCGCCAGGCTAAGGTCTGCTACGATCAGGTCGTGCGCCGCGAGATCGCCACGCACCCGTGGTACTTCGCCAAAGAGCAGGCAGCGCTGCCGGCCAACGCCGGGGCACCGCTGTACAAATTCGCCCGTTCGTTCAACCTGCCGTCTGCGTTTCTGCGGCTTGTCGAGCTTGAGCAGCGATGGGTGTTCTCGATGCTGCGCAACATCGACACGAACCCGGTTCCACCTTACGAGATACAGGGCCGAGCGATCCTGACCGACTTCGGTGCGCCGCTGAACATCACATACCTCGCCGACAAGACCGACGATCCGTCGTTGTGGCCGCCTGAGTTCGTGCAGGCTGCGGCCATGGCGCTTGCGGTGCGTTTGGCCTATCCGCTCACCAAGTCCGATGGTGCGGTCAAGATGGCGAAGGAAAACTACGCCGAAGCCCTGACCTCGGCTCGCAAGAATAACGCGATCCAGCGGCCCCCGGAGCAGATGCCTGACGGGTCGTGGATGGCTGCACGGGGGCTTGCCTGACATGCCGCGCGCCCGCCCCATCATCACGGCGTTCAACGCTGGCGAGCTGACCCCGCTGCTCGACGGACGGGTCGATCAGGACAAATATTACTCGGGGTGCAAGCAACTTTCCAATTTCATCCCGACCGTGCAGGGTCCGGCCCGGCGGCGCGGCGGCACGCGCTTCGTGGCGACGGTAAAAAACAGCGCCAAGCGGACGTGGCTGACCGACTTCCGATTTTCGGTCACGCAGTCCTACATTTTGGAGTTCGGCGAAAATTACATTCGCTTTTACGTCAACCGCGGCCAGCTTCTCAGCGGCGGGTCGGCCTATGAGGTTTCGACGCCGTACAGCGAAGCCGACCTAGTGACGATCGAGGGCACGTTCGCGCTGCGCACGCTGCAATCCGGCGACATTATGTGGGTTGTCCATGTGGAAGGCAAACACCCGCCCTACAAGCTGTCGCGCCTCGGGGCGACGAATTGGACGTTCCTGCAGGAAGTGTTCGTCGGCGGGCCGTTTCGCGACATCAACACCGACAAGGCGATCTCTGTGCAGGCATCGGCGGTCACGGGCACCGGCATCACGATCACATGCACTACCGGGCAGTCCATCTTTCAGTCCGGTCACATCGGGTCTCTGTTCCTGCTTGAAAGCCAGAACCCGAGCACGTTGCCGCCGTACCAGACCGGCGTTGGCACGGCTATCAGCGCAGGCAACCAGATCCGAAACGCGGGCAACGTGTACGAAGCGCAGAACTCGTACACAGTTCCAAGCGGCAGCACCATTCAACGGTACGTGCCGGTTCATACTGAAGGCGACGCATTCGACGGCGCAATAACCTGGCGATATCTGCACTCGGGGTATGGGTGGGCGCGGATAACCGCCGTTGCGTCAGGCGGTGTGTCGTGCACTGCGGATGTCGTATCGCAGCTTCCGCTGCAGACGGTCAACAGCCCGACAAACCGCTGGTCGCACAGTCACTTTTCATCTGTTTACGGCTGGCCGACGACGATCGCGTTTTTCAAAGAACGGCTTGTCTACACGCGAAACCGAACTGCGTTCCTGTCCGTGGTCGGTGATTTTAGCAACTTCTCGCGGCGCGACGCCGGGCTTGTCACAAAAGAGACCGCCATGATCCTGACGCTGGCGGCGGACAGGCTCGGCGACATTCGGTGGACCGCGCCGTCGAAAGCGCTGCTGATGGGGTCGGCTGAAAGCGAGATTGCGCTACGCGAACAGACGACGCAGACCGTGTTCGCCGCCGATAACGTCCAGTCCGACCCGCAGACCGATTACGGCGCGCGGCTGCTGCGCCCGTTGAAGGTCGGGGAGAGTATCCTGTTTGTCGAGCGCGCAGGCCACCGCATCCGCGACACCCGGTTCTCGTTCGAGATTGACCGGTATAAAGCCGAAGACCTGACGGTGCTGTCGGAGCATATCTTCGACGGCTCGGAAATCACAGGGGATACCGAGCAAGAGCAGCGCGAGATCGTGGATTGGGCGTACCAGCAGCAGCGCGACAGCATTGTGTGGTGCGTACTTTCCGACGGCACAACGGCTGCGCTGGTACTGAACCGCGAGCGCGGCGTCATTGCGTGGGCACCGCAATACTTCGGCGGGGACGCGGTTGTCGAGGCGGTTCAGTCGATACCGTCGCCCGACGGCAGGACTGACGACGCTTGGTTCATCGTCCGGCGCACCGTCAACGGCGCGACGCAGCGCTCGATCGAGTACATGACCGATTACCGGCTTGTGAAGAAGGGCGCGGCGGAGGCGGTGCACGTCGATTGCAGCGTGACATATCGCGGCACCGCGACCGCGACGATCACCGGGCTCGGCCACATGGAAGGCAAGACTGTCAGCATCTGCGCGAACGGGGCGAACCATCCAGACCGCGTCGTGACGGGCGGGCAGATTACGCTCGACCGAACCGTTACGCTGGCGCACGTTGGCTACCGGTTCGTGAGCCGCATGCAGACGATGCGGATGGAAGTGAGCGGCGGCATCGGTACGGCGCAGGCCGCGCGCAAAGCCATTGGAGAAGTGAAGCTGCGGCTGCAATCGACCATTGGCGGGCGGGCCGGCCCGAGTTTCGAGCGCATGGACGACATCAAGACGCTGAACCCGGCAGCGCCGGTCGGCACACCGCCGGCCCTGTTTTCCGGAGACTACAAGCTCACGTCCCCCGGCGGGTATGACACCGATGGATACGTCTGCTACGAACAGTCGATGCCGCTTCCGGCAACTCTCGTCGCGGTGATCAGCGATGCGCAAATCAATAATTGAGATCACGCGCGACATTCGCCCCTCCATGGCGCTCGAGCTCGAGCCGCAGCCCGCGCAGCGCCGTCAATCGCCGTGCACGCCGGATAACCTGTTTCGGCTCATCCAGTCTGGTCCGGTGTGGGGCGTCAGGATGAACGGGAAGCTCGTCGCGCTCGGCGGCCACACGCCGATGTGGCAAGGCCGAACGGCGGTGTGGGGGTTCATCGGCGCGGATAGCGGCCCGGCCATGTTGGCGATGACACGCGAAATCCGCCGGCAACTTGAAGTTCTACAGGTTGAGTTTGAGCGCGTCGAAGCGTATGTTGACCGGCACCACGCCGAAGGGCACCGCTGGATGCGCGCGCTCGGGTTTCACAAGGAGGGCCTTATGCGCAAATTCGCGAACGGAATTGACTATGTGATGTACGCACGGACGGTGTGACATGGCCTTTCTTATCCCGGTTGTTTCGAGTGTCGCCTCGGCGATTGGCAGTGTGTTCGGTGCGGGCACGGCCGCAGCGGGCGCGACGGCCGCCACGGCTGGATCGGGGTTTTCGCTTGGCACGGCGCTGACTGTCGGCTCGACGCTGATCGGGACGCTTGGTGCGCTGCAACAGGGTCAGGCGGCGTCTGACGCGGCAAAATACAACGCCGAGGTCCAGCGGCAGCAAGCCGACCAGGAGAACCAGAACGCGGCGGCGCGAGCGTCCGAGCAGGCGACGCGCACGCGGCAGAAGGTCGCCGCCACGCGAGCGGCATCGCTTCAGAGTGGCTTCGACACAGAGGGCAGCGTCGCGGACATCCTGAACGTGGTCGAAACGCAGGGGGCGCTTGAAGGGCTGACCGCACTGTACGAGGGCAGCGTGCGAGCGCGCGGACTGCGCGCTTCGGCGTCCTTGAGCGAGGCCAACGCGCGAAACTCCCGCACCGCCGGGTTCATCAACGCGGGCACCACACTTCTGACCGGCGCGAGCCGGGTTTACGGGTGACAGATGGCACGGCTTCCGCTTGACTTGATGACGGCGGGCAACCGCGAAGACCTGCCAAACGCGCGCATGCAGGTTGACCGCGCCAACGCCGACGATTTCGGCGGCCAGATCGGTCGTGCCACGCAGGGACTGGCAGACGCGGGGCTTCAGCTTGCGGCCAAAATCAAGGCGAACGCCGACCGCGTGAAAGACTTCGACTACGAGAAGCAATTCCTGCAGCTTCAGGAGCAGGACAATCTCGACTACCAAGAGCGCCAGCGCACGATGCAGGGCGCGGCAGACGGGCATTGGATGACGGCGCGCGACGCGACCGCCGGGCGCTTCGGGCAGTGGCTGGAAAGCCTGCCCGCCGACAAGCGGGCCGAGTACGCCGCCAAAGCGCAGTCGTTCCAGAACCGCCGAACCGCGCAAGCGTTCCAGGATCAGTACCAGCAACAGGATGCGAACACGCGGCTGACCCTGACCGAGGAACAGCGCAAGGCCGGCGTCGCGGTGCAGCAGCAGCCAGCGAGTTATGAACAGTTCGTCAAAGATCAGGAAGATCTGATCGACAAGTCCACGCTGACGCCGCTCGAGAAGCAGGCCCGCAAGCAGGAGCTGCGCAATTCGCTGGCGTTCACGGCGGCGCAAGCCGAGGCGCAACAGAACCCGGAAGGTTACATTTCCGCCAACATGCAGCCGGGCCTCGGCGGCATGAAAGACCTGCTGCGGCGCAAAGAGGGTTTTCGCGAAACTCCGTATTGGGACGTGAACGCCTGGCGCATCGGTTACGGCAGTGACACGATAACCAAAGCCGACGGGACTGTTGTTCGCGTCGAGCAAGGGATGAGCGTCAGCCGCGAAGACGCAGAACGCGACCTCGACCGTCGGGTCAAGAACGAGTACATGCCGGCTGCGGTGGCGGCCATCGGCAAGGACGCATGGGAGAAGCTGTCCCCGGCGGCGCAGGCCGTCATGGTGTCGCTGTCCTATAACTACGGGGCAGGGGCGTGGGACGGCCCCGGCGAGCGCGCAGGTGGATCGCGCGGCGCGCTGAACTCGGTGGCCGTAGCGGCTCAGTCAGGCGACCCGCAGCGGCTCGCGGCGGCCGTTCGCAATCTTGCGTCTCACAACAACGGGGTGAACGCCGCCCGGCGAAACTCCGAAGCGGATATGGTGGTTTCCGGCAGGGGCGCGGGGGCGCCGGCTCCCGCATATGCTCAGGCGCTGACGCCGCAGCAGAGCGCGGCGGTGCTGGAAACGGCGAAAAGCGCGCTGGCCGAACAGCAAAAAGCGACGGACGCGGCGAACCAGGCGCAACTGGCCGCGCAGCGCAACAGCGTGTACGTCCAGTTGAAAGAAGGCCCGGCGCCCGAAGCGACATACGAAGCAGCGCGGCGAACCGGCGTGCTGACCGACATCAGCGACATCCAGCGTGCCGAGCGCATCATCAAGGACCGGCAGGAAGCGAGCGCCGACCTGAACGTCGGCATCGGCTTGGCGCAGGGCGGGCGCGGCGTCGCAAACCCTTACGACAGCTCGCACAAGCGCGGCGTCGGCGCGGTGTTCGACAGCATGGTCAAGCAGGGCGCAGCGCCCGCCGAGGCGGCGGCTGTCCTGTTCGACCGCACAGGCATCATGCCGCAGCAGTTCGCCACGGCAATGCGCGGCGCGATGATCTCCGAAGACCCGCAGAAGATGACGGCGGCGCTGACCGCTGCATCCAACATGCTGCGGCAGAACCCGAACGCGATGGCCGGCGTCGAGGGCGGTGCGGACTTGCAGAAGCAGGCGCAGCGGTACGACTTTTTGACGCAGGATTTCGGGCTGTCGTCCGAGCAGGCCGTGCAGCGCATGATCCAGGAGAACCGCGACCCCGAGCGGCTGAACCCGGTCAAGTCCGAGCAGATGGACAAGTTCCGCAAGGACTACCTGACGCAGGAGAAGGTTGAAAGTCGGCTGACTGGTAGCTGGTTCGGTACGATCGGCGGGCAAATGCCGAAGGGTCCGCAGCGCACGGCGATCAGCTCGATCTACGCCGAGTTTGCGCGCGAGGGGTTCGAGGTCCACCGCGATCCAGCCGTGGCGATGAAGTACGCCGACGCCAAGATGAAAGAGCAGTTCAGCGTGCAGAACGGCGTCATCACGCGATACCCGCCGGACAAGGCCGGGTTGCCGGCGCTGCCCGGCGCCCGAGACGGACACAAGTGGGTCAGTGAACAGGCGACGCAGATCGTGCAGCAACGTCTCGGCGTGGTTGTCGGAGCCGATCAGGTTGTGCTGATGCCGGTCGAGCGCGACGGGGTAAGCACGAGTTCCGTGTTCCGCAGCCGGCAGGGCGTCGAGGTCACGCGCAGCGACAGCGGCAATCCGCAGCAGCGCACGAGCTACCGATCGGTGCCGTACCAGATTGTCGTCACGCCGAAAGATGAAACGCAACAGCTTCTGGTCCTTGATGGGGCGTTCTTTCCGGACATCGAGCAGTACGTGACCGACAAGAACAAGGCCAACGCGGAACTGGTCGCCAAGGGTCCGGTCGAGTATATCGACCAGTTCGGGTTGCCGGCCACGCTGCCGCCGTACCTTGCCGACCAGGTATTGACGCCCGAGCAGGCGCAGCGCAAGCAGCGCCGCGAAGCCGAACAGCGGCTGCGCGAGGAAACCGAGCGGTTCCGCGCGGATCGAGCCGCCATCAAAGACCAGCAGAAGTTGATTGACGTCGAACGGGCGGCGCAGGCCAAGGCGCAGGAGAGGGTTGTCCGATGACGTTCAAGACATTCGACGAGTTGGATCAGCAGGCAGGGCCGGCGGCGCTGTTCGCGAACTATGCGAAACCGCCGCTCGCCGAAACGACCGCCGGCTACGATACCGAAGCGTCGTTGGCGCGGGCGCAGGAACTGGCGTCACGCTCGGTCTTTGCTGCGGCGTTCCGGCAGGACAACACCGTGGCATCCATGCTGTCGCGCAAGGACCTCGGCGTGGACAACGATGACGACGGGCAGTTCGATCCGGTTGAGTACGTGCGCAGCAACAACCTTCAAGGCTACGAGGATAGTTTTATCGGGGTACTGAACGCCCGGCGCGCGGACGCCGTGAAGGCGCAAATCGAGATGGAGCAGCGGGACCGCGAAACCCTGGCCGCTTCCGGATGGGCCGGCACATTCGCGCAGATCGCGGCGGGCGTATTCGACGCCCCGACGCTGATCCCCGGCACCGTGGCTGTGCGCGGCGCAAAGGGCGGCTGGTCGATTGGCAGGTCCATGCTTCTCGGCGGCGTCAGCGCGGGCGCCACGCAGGCCGCGACCGAAGGGTTTCTGCAGGCAACGCAGGAGACGCGCACGGCGGCGGAAAGCGCGATCAACATCGGTGCGGCGGCAGTGCTCGGGTCGCTGCTTGGCGGAGGTGTCGCGGCAGTGCTCGGCAAGAACGAGCGCATCGCTGCGCAGAAGGCACTGGAAAACATCGCAGACATTCAATCAGGAAAGGTTCCGAATGAGTTCGTTCCTGAACAACTGGCCGCCGGGCGTCCTGCTGCTGGCGGTGCTGACATCGCCGAAGGTTCGTTCTTTGTCGATCCAGTGGACGCGCCACGTAGCCGCGCAGATCTGGAAGTGCAGGGCGCGGCGGCCCGCGCAGTGGTGCAGACGACGTGGCGGTTCAACCCGGTCCTGCGCGCGACGCAGCGGTACGCGGCTTCGGCTCGGCAGATCGGCAACGTAGTTTACGAGAACACCATCTACCGCGCCATGCACTCGGCAGGCGAGACGACGGGCGTGTCGGTCGAGGCAGCCATTCGCACCCGCGTTACAGCGCTGCAGGCCGAAGCCGCGACACAGGCGCAGGCGGCGTACAAGGAAATGCGCAAGGCCGGCGTCCGAATGGGCGAGGACGATTTCTACAAGGCCGTCGGCGTAGCGATGCGCAACAACGACCAGTCGGACAACCCGGCCGTCGCGCGGGCCGCGCAGGCGTACCGCAAGCTGTTCGGCACGTTCACCGACGACGCACTGAAGATGAAGCGGTCGGACGGGACGTACCTGCTCGACGAGCGCGACTTGGACGTAAAGACGGCCGCCAGCTACTTCAGCCGTATTTACAATCGGGATCGGCTGCTCGCGTCCGAGCCCGAGTTCCTGGACTTGATCGGGCGGCAATTTGCCGAGCGCATGGGGGTTGCCTACAGCGAAGACGCGGCCAAGGTCACGGCCTCGCGGGCGCTGTACCGTCAGCGACTGGACGACCTTCGGCAGACAGGCGATGCGCGAGCCGCCCGCATGGCGGAGATCGAGCGGCAGGGCGAACTGCTGGACCAGCAGAACCCCGTGCACGTAGACGCCCGAAGCGACCTTAAAGTCCTGCGCGGCGAGTTGCGGGCAGCGAGAACACCGGCTGAACGGGCAGAAGCTAAAGCCAAGATTGAAAAGCTGAGGCAGCAAGGCGGGCCGGAACTGGAAGCGTACCTAGAAAAGTCCGCCGAGTTGAAGACCAGAATGCGCAACCTGCGTGAGCGCAACCCGGATGCACAGCTTGCGCGCGGCGAGCGTCTGCAGGAGCGCATCGAGGAACTGGAAGATCAGGTCAGCGGCTCACTGGCGGCGTTCGCCAAGCGCACGAAGAACCTGCTGAACGACATTCGCCGTGACCCGGAAGGTCGCGCAGCCGAGGCGGCGGACAGCGTGCGCGAGCAGATCGTGAAGCTGCGCGAGCAGGCAACCAAGACTGCGGAGCGCGCCAACAAACTCGGCGCGCAATATGTCGAGGCGATGGACCCGCAGCGAGCGTTTCAGGAAGCGGCGGCCCGTGCAGCGGCGCAGGGGCAGGAAGGTCAGGCAGCGATCCGTGCCGGTACGCGCGAGGCGGATCGCGTCACGAAGCAGATCGACCAGTCCAAGACGGTCATCGCGCAGTACGAGCGCCAGATCGCGAAGCTGGAAGATCTGGCCGACCGCATGTCGCGGCGCGAAACCGCCGTCGAGGCGGCGCGCGACTTTGCCGCAGAGCTAGAGGCGACGTTGAAATCCGTGAACGAACAGGTCGCAGCGCGCAGCATCCGGCGCGGCGAGAAGTCCGCGGAGCTGAAGGCGAGGGCGGCCAAGTTGACGCCCGAGCAGGTCGCCGAGCGGGCGACCCGGCAAGAGGCGCAGTACGGCAAGGTGCTGGAAGACGTTGAAGGTCGGTTCGACAACCGGTGGGGCGCGCGCAAAGCGCTTGGCATCGAGCGCGGTGAGCGGTACGACTT